AGCCTTGCGCCTATCATCAATGGTGCCACGAACACCCGTAAGGACTGCCATGTATTTATCGTTTAGGTTCGCCATCATTAATCCCTCGGGTTCTTTTTGCCAGCAGACTTGTTCCTACTGCGGTTAGTCTTCTTAGACTGGACTCTCAGGTTAGACTTGCTGTTGTTTCTCGGATTACGGTCCTTGTGGTCCACATCCTTACCGTCGCCCTTCTTTACCCTCCCAGACTTTTCCATCTTACGCCTAGCTGCATTACGGGCTGCTCTACGCTTTTTCTGTTCAGGCTTGGAGTGGTAGTCTTTGTATTCTTTTTTGTAGTCTCTAGGCATTGCAAACAGCCCTCCATTTAGCCCTAAAGTTATCGACCTGGATTATAGTCTCAGGGGTATCGTTTCTACTTACAGTTGGTGGGGGGATACTACAAAGAGCGTCAATCTCGGAGCCCGTCTGTTTTAGACAAGCGGTCAAGGGCAGCGTCAACATCATCATTAACAGGAACTTCATCAAGTTTCTCCCTTGTCTCTTTGTAAGCCTCTAGGTCTTTTACTGCGTCTTTTGCTTTTTGGTCCCTTTGACCCGCTTTGAATACTAGCAGTATCGAACCCAAGACAGCCGAGACAGTAACCACAAGGCGTCCCACTTTTGACCCAACAAATGTAAGTATCCATATCATCTATCCCAACAACCTCACTCTAGACTTGGTGACATACCTCAACCAAAGGTTAACCATCGGTAGGAGCACAAGTACAAATGGCTCAATTACAGCGGGTGGGATTACCTGCCCTTTTCGGTTGATCAGGATCACGAACACAGTGATAAGGTTCACCCAGAAAGTCTTACTAGCGAAGATACTCTTTACATCTTGATCCATTTACAAACCTCCTAGGGGGACTATAGCGAACACCTTGTCCACGATGACCCCGTTACAATCATGTCTTGTTCGTATCTCAAGGGAGTCGAACTGCCCTTGTGGTGCTCTAATAGAGATAGCTAGGGTGTGCTCCCCTGCGATCCTGTCGTGTTCCTTACCGTGCCCTTGTAGGTCGTTCCAGTTCGTGTAGACCAGAACACCTGTCCTACTCCCGAAAGTCTCTAGTCTAATGAACGTACACTCGTTCTTTCTGAATGATGCAAGGACTTCTACATTGTCCCCCACTCTCTCTGTGCTGATCACAGAAACGTTAGAGTAAGGGTCTGGGGGTGCATCTGGTAGGGTAATGGCCATAGCCACTGCCACTAGGAAACCGGACAGCAAACCTAGGCTGAATCTGTTATTGACCACCTGTAAGACCCCCCTTAATGATAAAGCTAACAACAGCAGCGATGAAACCACCCCCCACAATCCACAAGAACTTCGAGAGATTAGAGTTGAGACTGTCCTGGCTGGACTTCAAGTAATTCAGGTCGGACTTGATCTCGACTAGCTGCTTATCTAGTTTGTGTTGCTCTCTCTCCAAGGAGTCTAATCGTGTTTGTAGGGCTGAGATATTGTTCTTAATCTCAGTGATCTCGCTTTCCATGCCGCTCACTTTCTAAAGAGTTCTTGTTCTTTGAGGCGTCTGTTAGTCAGGCCCTTGACAGTCTTGCCCTTAACCTTATTCCACTTAGGGAACTCATCACTAGCGAGGTTAAAACTCTTGTTATTGATGTGCCTGAGCATCGTACTCCCCCTGAAAGCACCAGCCCCTACATTGTAGATAAACGAGACAAGGGCAGAGTATTGGTTATCGGTGATCTGGACTTTGACATACCTGTCGATAGCCGCTGTCACCCAAGCAATATCCTCTAGTAAAAGAGCCTCTGCCCCTGCCTCGGTAATCCTCATACCTTCCTTAGCTGTCTTGGTGTGCCCATACCCAATGGTCCAGACACCACCAACATCCTTATATGCGGACAAGCGTAACCCTTCGAACTCCTTTAGTAGAGATAGGTCTAGGAGCCTCTGTGCGGGCCTCTGAGGGGCCTCTGGGGGTTTGGCAGGGGTAGCCCCAAAGATTGCCGTGAACAGTCTCAGTAACGCTTGTAGGAAGGTATTCATGGGTTTTACCTCTGTTGGTCTCTATCTTTTTGGGAGTTGGTTCGCATCAACGTAGTCTGGGTTAGCGAGGTGCCATTCTACGTCGACGGGTCTGAGCACCCGTACCGAATAACGACCATCATGGTAGGTTAGTACAAAGTCACCGACCTTGTAATCCCCACTGAGAATGCCCTCGTGTACCCCTTGAGTATCCCCCGCGATGTGGATATTGTCGGCAGTGGCCTCGCGTTTATCTACGCCTGCGTAGGATGGGTTATCAAATATATCGTCTACGTCCTCGTTGAAGCGGTCTATAGCCCTTTGTACCATAGCGGGGGTGCCGCCACTAATCTCGGACACCTTACTTGTGATTGGCATGGATACCACTTTCATAGGGATGTCCCCGTGGCGATCTGGCTTAGAGAGTTGCCTAAGCGCCTCATTTATGTCACGGGATACCGGAATCTCTGTCTGACCAACTGCGTTCTGCATAGGCGACTTGGTTCTATCAGTGAGTTGGTTCTCACCAGTTGACCGTGATGCGGATACAGCCGTGGCTTCTTCTGTAGCGGGGGCTGTCGGTTGGCTGGGTGCACTAGAGGGCACGGACGGAGCATCTGGACGTGGGGCAATCGCTTGAGCAGGGGTGCTTGCCTCCGTCAGAGGTCTGCCAGCGTTAGTCATGCTACGAGTGCCGCCACCAGTGGCTTCCATGAGCCTAGCAAGGGTTTCCCCTCTGGTGACTGTCCCATCCCCGTTCTTGTCAAGGCCACTGTTTGCATCATATTCCGCAGAGCCTTGACGATACATCACATAGTTGTCATCTTTCCCAACACCCGCTGGCCAGTGAACAGCCATGTAAAGATCGCCCACATTGTTCAAGCGGCCTGCGAAGGGCTCAAGGTATCTCTCCACATACGCCATCTGCTCCTCTCTGGACATGCTGGACAGGGCTGCGGTAGATGTCCCCAAGCCATTCGCAGTGGACTCCAAGAACTGGATCAGGCCAGTGGCGGTGGAGTTGGGGCTCTTTACCGCAGGGTCCCATGAACCCGCTGTCTCGAACTGGATCACGCGGAGCAGGTCATCAGGGGAAAACCCGACCCTACTAGCAGCGGCGTTAACAGCATTGATGAAGCCAGTGTCGTTAGAGACCTCCTCTGGGATAACAAACTGCTGACCGATACTAGAGGTGGTAATCTCACCCTCACCGGGTGCTCTGGAGGTGACAACACCAACTGCTTGTGCACCGACCTCTGCTGCTTCCTCTGGGTCAATGATACCAAACCGATTAAATGCTGCGTCAAGGATGTTGAGGGCTTTATTCAAGTCCTTGATCTCTTGGCTCTCAACGGAGACGAAGGCAACACTGCCATCAGGCATAATCAGCGGGGAACCATCGGGGTGGGTGAAGCTACCAGTGCTCTCATTATAGACAGCATCAGGGAACGCGGGGAAGTTGGCTTCACTCCTACGTGTTGCATGCCGTCCCTCTAGTTCTGCGGCAACCTTTCTTTGGTGAACCTGAATACCTGTCCTGAGAGCAGCATTAGCAGCCATAGCACTGGATGAACCATCCCCACGCCACTCCTCAAGGTGGGTGGCAATAGCCGACCCTTCCCCGAACAGAATCTCATAAGTCCCCGAGTCAATCTCATCAGTGGTGTTATACAGGAACGATCCCAGACCTGCAACGTGCTCAATAAAGCTAGCCTTGGCTCTCGGGTTATCAAGATTCATCCCGTTGTTCTGGAGTGCAGTAGAGATGTTCTGTGCAGCAGCGGTAGCCTCGTCAACACTCATATCACTAGGGTAAGCCCCCATCTGCTCAGGGGTAAGGATTTGGTCACCAGGTTGCACACCTTGCTCCGCAGCGGTCCCGATGACAGCAGAAATAGTCATCTCGTTCTTGAAGGACTGTGCTAGGGCTGTCTGGGCCTCAACATACCGTATAGCACTCTCTTTGAGCAGGTTGTTCAGGTCGATTGGGCTTTCACTACGAATAGCAATGGAGTAGTCAATACCAAGAACAGACCCAAGCTTCTGGAGGGTTTCTTGATCGTAGGTTGCGGAGCCTGTCAAGTCTTGGGCGGCGAGGATAACACCCATAACCCAATCCCTGTCGGGGTTCGATTCCATCTCATCTAGAACAGTCCTGATACTGCCCAACTTAAGGTCAAGTTCTTCCCGCTGGGTGTCATTGAGGTTCTGTGGGATGCTTTGGGATACGAGCATCTCGAACTCTTGTCGAGCAGCAATGACCTCATCATCCGTTGGGGCAATACCTCGCTGCTGCATCTCATATAGCGAGCCAAGGGTCCCTCTTTCAAAAGACCCTAGGATAGAGTTCTCAAAGGCTGCTCTTCCGCCACGCTCCCACTCAGCAGGGCCTCCAGCCTTTGCTCTCTCAAGTAGTTGCAAGTCAGATTGCAGAGTAGCATAGTTGGTTAGGGCAAGAGCTTGAACGTCATCCTCAGTAAAGGGCTCCCCAGTCCGGCTCAATTCCAACTGAGCGGATATAAGGTGTTGTTGCCCAACCTCCCCCCTGAAAAACTCACTCTGCATGTTCTCAGTAGGGCTTTGAAGGAAGTTAGTCCCGAACTCGGTCCCTGTGACACTGGAGAGTTGATCTCTGAGGTCGGAGTCCAAGTTACCCCCAGCGGCAGCGAAGGAAGCCATAGACCTGTTGAAGTTCATCCTAGCTAGTGCAGGATCACCTTGATCCAACATAGCTCGTGCCCTTGTCCCCTCCTCTAGGAGCCATGCGTTCAGAGCACCAGATTGCTGGCTAGCCTGCTCTTGGGCATTGGCCTGCTGCTGGGCTGGGCTTTGGCCAAACAGGCCACCGAGGAAGCCACCCAAACGGGAGGCCCCACTGTAGTCAACCTGACCAACTGGGGCCTCAATACCTGTGCCGCCCTGAACTTGTTGTGCATATAGTGCCATGTAGATTATCTTCCTATTACTGCGCTAAGGCGTGACATCTCTGCTTGTCTGTCCATCCGCATCATTGACCGCATGAGTTCTGCCATCTGGTCAGTTGGGACATTCCCCAAGGAGTTATACAGCGACCTCATGTTAGCAGGGGAGTGCCCAGAGAACTGAATCCAAGCAGAGAGTTCTTTAATCATCTCGTGCCCGCGTCTTGCTCTCTCAGGGTCTCCGCTGGTCAGGTGGTCCAAAGCGATACGCTGCCTGTCATTCACCCACTTACGGTCTGCTGCGAGTGCTCTGTTATCCCTGAACATCCTTGTTCTAGCTTCGTAGAACTCTTGGGTTTTAAGGGAGCCAATACCAAGTATCTGGAGCAAGCCCTCAGTGGCAGACATCTCACCAGGGACTGTAACCCCGTTCTTTGATCTGTACACCCCGTTGTTCAGGATACCAATACCCTTCCAAACGTTATCAATAGAGGAGGGTTGTCTCAGGAGTTTGATGATATCCTCTTGGAGCATCGCTGTGTCACCCCTGTAGATACTACCAAAGGTGTTCAGGACTGCACTTGTGATGTTCCCCGCGATAGCACCGGAGGGGCCCATAACAGCCTCCATAGCGGTTTCTTCGGTGAACTTACGGTGCAGTTCAGATAGCTGTGCCCAAGGGGAGAGGGAGGTTGACAGTCCAGTTCCGACCTTACCGAAGTCCCCATCAGGGAGAAGGGCGTCCATCATTCCGTCGATGAAGCCCCACTTAAGGGTAGTGTAAAGGGCGCTATCTTCCTTGATGCCGAGCATCTCAGCAATCTCAGCAGAAGCCCAACCCATACCGACACCAGTGGTCCCGTAGAACGGGCCGTAGATCATAGCTAGTCTTGCGCGTTCACCAACACTGAGGTTACGGCCAACAAAGATTCCCTCAAACACAGATAGCGAGTGGGACAGCCACTGCGTAGGAACACGCATAAGGCCCTCTTGTGCCATCCGTCTGGAGGTGTTGGTCATGTTCAGGTTGAGGGTGTGCTCTCGTCTGGAAATCCACAGCCTTGCATCAGCGTTGATCATCTTACCTGGGTTAGCTGCTTTCCACTCGTTAAGAGCGGTCCACAGGCCAGTCATACGGGAGGTTCTCTCACCAGCCGCATAAGGGGCAGTGCCGAGGTCCAAGGTCTTTCTAGTGATCTGCTTAGTGGAGTCCCATGCTTTGCGAACCACACTAGGGTCAGCAGCGGAGGCTCCATACCCAGGAACGTTGAAGCTGATCCCCGTTCCAATCTCCATAGCGTCCGCTTCAATGATGTTTCTGCCAGAGGTTCTAGCATACTCGAACATATCAGCCATGTCTTCGTAGGTTATTCCGTAGTGCTTAGCTGCTCTACGCAAGCCAGCCTCGACAACCTCTACATCAGCATGGAACAAGGGCCGTAGCCACTGGGACATACTAGCCCCCCGCATCCCGTGCTTAGGGACCATAGCCATAATAGCGATAGCGTGAGTGGTCTGGATCAGGGCTTGTCTGGGGTTGAACATACCAAGCGCACTGTGGAAACCGACCTGTAGCAGTTTGTCATTCAAGCCGTTGAACGATACTGTCTTACCAGATTTGTTGAAAATCCAGTTTGTAAGCCTCTCATTACCGCGCTCAATAGACTGGGCAAGCGGACTCTTGATTGCCATGCGCCTACGCTCTACGTTCTGAATACGACGAAGTGCGTTAGCCACAGGGTCGTTACCAACAACCTTGGCGTTCAGGAACAGGTTACGGGTGTCGTGAGCACTAACCCCCTTGGGGAGCCACTGTGGAGCGATCTCCTTAACACGGTTAACCCACGAGTGCATAGCCACACGAGTATAAGCATTGAACGCCAACTCATGGGATGCACTACCGAACTGGGCAGCAATGTTAGTGATCGGGTCTTGGTTAAAGGTTTTCTCACCGCCGAAGTGGTTCAGAACCCTATCTAGCCTACGCTGGTCATTCTTGATGTATTCACTTGTTCCCAAGCCAGTGTTAGCGTCATCAAAGCCAGCCTCTGCCTCTAGGATGCGATCATCGTGAGCCTTGCGACCGAGTGGGGTATCAGCAAAGTCCTTCCAACCAGCCTTTTCAGCAAACTCCTCAAACCCCCTGACCGTGAGCAGGTTAGGGTTCCAAGTGTTGTTAGCCTCAATAACCTCGTCAGTGAGTTTACCTTCAGCAGCAGCCTTGCGGATGTTGCCAATCTCACGCATAGCAAGGTCAGCCTCCTCTGGGGTGAACGTGGACAACATAGCCCGCATCCGACCGCCCTTGGTCTGACCAACAACGAAGTGTTTAGCAACAGGGTTGGTTCTAGGTCCACCGGGGTTGTATCCAAGGACACTGGAAGGCTCAAGTTCACTAACCTTGTTAGGCTTTACCACATACTCTACAAATGAATCTCCGATCCTGACTGGTTTGTCAAGCTTCCAAACCTTGGGAGCAACCCCATCCGCAACGGAATCCCCCCACTTGTACACCCCGAACTCGCTGTCGAAGATGTTGTCAGTGGCTTTGAGGTTGTCAGTGGACGAAAGAAGTTTACCAGGGGTTCTGTATTCACCGTTAATGTGCAGCGTCTTGTAGCCCATACGGGCGTACCGCATAGTCATTGCATTAGCCTCGATGACATATGCAGCATCACTAACATCCACAAGAGCGTGGTAAGCGTCAATAACCTTCTGGGAAGGCTCCTTGCCCG